ACATGTATTTGAGTAGGTATAATTGAATCGTTTTTTTGACAATACAAAGATATTACATGAACTTGTAAACGATTGTATTAGTTCTGTATTAAAGTTTATGCAATCCGAATTATGGAATGATACGAAATAGTCTAGATCATCTGCAATACTATAAATGTATAATGCCGTTATACGATTTTGAGTATAATGTTTATACGGATCAGAGAATATGGGAATCCAAAAACTATCACCTAGTCTCAACGACTCTATAATTCTACGTAACTCTAATTCGGATTCGATAAACATTACTTTAATATAAATGCTAAATCCTACGAATCAAAATATTATCGTACAAATTCTGAAAAATCTGAAAAGTATTGACGTATACCTGGATATGTTTTTTCCATTAACAACAATGTACGGTTATTAGTATCTGCTGGATTGTCTCCTGTCAATACCCAATCTACAATACCTTTACGGAACAACTTAAGATTAATGCCAGGCTTATTGTTACCATTAGCATCATCGTATTGCTGCTTATCAATTTCCATTATGTAGTTACTTTGATTTATCTTTTGTACAAAGTAACGTTTAAACTGGCCATTCTTATACTCTTTATTACCGGGGTCTGGCATAAATAATTTTGGAGTGACATGCTTATCAAATGCTAATTTTTTCAATTTAAAATAATCTATATTCGGTTCACGTAGGTGATAAATATCAACTGATATCAAACGCCTAGCTTTTCTACCTGGGCTATTACCAGTTAGTAATATTCCATCGGCCTTGCAATAACTACCTATATATTCGGTACCATCTTCTAAAACAAACTCGCCTGGATTAGCATAGAACCCGGTTTCAATTTCATTTTTTGGATAATATATTTTTATACGGCCCATCGTGTTACATTTTTTAAATTATAGTAAATACAGTTTCTAATTTAGTTTCCCAATCATTTGTAGCTATAGTATGAATTATTTTTTGTACAATAAATACTCCCTTACCACCTTTCTGGTAACCAGGTAAAAATGATACTGTGATAGCATCACCAAACTCCCATCCTACGCAGCCGTCCATAGTTACTTGTAGATTAAGCGGAAATTGTCCGTACTGATGTGGTATTTTACCGCTAGATGCATCTTCAGATGTTGCATTATTAACTAACTTACCTAACTGTTCCTTTAATCCAGCGAGCGAAGCTGCACTAAACTTTTCTTGCACTAATCCTTTTTCTCTAGCATCTCTAATAGCTTGTGCAGCATTACCCGGATCGCCAGCTGTATCTTGACCATTAGCTCCAGCTGCACCAGAGCCTACTGACTTTCTATTAAGTACCGCAATTGCATATGCATCACTAGAAGCTGGAGCAGCTGATACTTCGCATAATCGTATAGCTTGATTACCACTAATAGGATCAAATACTGCAGGACTTACATTTGAGTTATCATTATGATTATATGCACATATTAACATTGTTTTATCTTTAGGCAAGGTAGCCAAATGAATATTGCCGCCGGTAGCACTAACAATATCTTGAAATATTTTTTCGAACATTTGTCCTATACTAAAAACTACTTTAGCTGGCTGACCGTTATCTGGCGTTATTGACTTATCTGGAGCATTCTCTGTTTTTGAAGCTGCCCCGAATACTGTTGATGCTATATACGACGACGATAATAAAATATTCTTACAGTTAATAGTATTACTGTTAATCGCTGGTGGTGCACTGGCTTTACTCTCAGCTAATAATTTTTGTTCATCTGGTACATCTGCAGCTGCACCGTAATCACCGGCACCTCCACCTGCTATTAAAATGTTCAATGGGTCAGCACTACATATTCCAGCTAAACATCCTGCGCCTTCAGCCGTTTTATCAAATTTATAAGTAACGCCTACTAACTTACCTTCATCAGGAATATAATATGTATTTATCTGCTGAACAAACCATTCTAAAGTGCAATATACTAATTTAGCATTATCATATGATACTGGAATGCCAGCTGCTGCCATTATCTCTAATACTTTTTTCGTCTGTTCATCTGCATCACCTTGTGTAACTCCTGGATTCGTAACTACTAGTACACCATTATAAAACCCGTCAGGTACATCTTTCGTAGCTACGCTGCCGCCGCCCTGTGCTTGATATTTCATTAACTGTGATATAGTCTGCACCGGCGTAGCTACTCCAGGCCCGCCTACTTCTAATACGTCTGTAAATGTAAGACCTGCGCCAGCTAATTTAGCACTAACGTTAACATCTGCCTGATTTATTAACGGGGTAGCTGACATACAACTTACTGTACAACGAACATAATTATCTTTTGTAGTAGTCCAATTGTATTTATAGATCATTAGATTACTAAATGTCTTACCGCCCGATGGAGCGCCTGATTCTGCATAACCTACAGATACAGATGCATCGGCCCCGAGTTTAAATGCAGATGCGGCATATTTACTAAACGCGCCTATAGTAAAACACGTAAACGTAACTTCTACCTGTGTTAAATGGCCATATGTATCTCCTTCTGTAATTGTAACAGAATCTAATTGTACTTGGGGTCGGCCACCTCCGCCATATGTACCTTCAAAACTATCTGGATTAGATGGTAGCTTAGCTCCGCCGAGATTTACAGATACAGCTGCATTGAAACGTTTTTTGTATTTATAACCTTTACCGTGACCAGGAGCTCCTCGGCCCGGATTTTTTTTAAACAGTGACATTATCTATTCTCCTCTGCCTTTTGTAATAAATCATTAATGGTTGTTATGATAGAATCTGGCGGTATACGTAACTGCAACCCGCCAGGGACGACCATGGTGCCTTTACCTAAGTTATTTGCATTAGCTAATATAAACCAAAGTTGAGTATCTCCGTAAAACTCATATGCTAATGAATCTAAACGATCTCCTTCTTTAGAAAAGATATATCGATCTGCATAACTTTTTGGTATTTCTATCGATCGTACAGTCGAATAAGCTTTACGAGCCGTAACTTTATCTAATTTAGCATATTGATATCTATTCATTATCTATCCTTTTAATTTGTAGGCGCTAAAACAGTACCCGTACCTACTGGCTGCCCGTCTACCGTTTCATTACCATTAGCGTCAAAACTTGTAGGATCTAGACTAGCATCATTTGCAGCAGGAGTTGGCGAATTATCTGCTTGGGCCTGATATGTTTCATTACCTGAATTATTAGGTACATCACTATATACTGCCGGTATTCTATTACCTCCGTAACTATACGGAATTTGTTCGGCTTTCGGTTTGGAGGTACCAACCCATGTCAATGACATATTAACGTTAGTATACATAGGTAATTGTACTCCTTCAGTTATTTCCCATGGCGTATCCTGATCCCAATCATACTGTAAAGTATTTACATACATATACTGCTTAACATATAAATCTCCAATAGTAACACGTATAAACTGGCCATGGAATCCAGATCCGGCATATACAGGATATGTATTTCTAGCTAGCGCCGATAATTTATCCCATACATTATGTTGCTCATCTGCCGAATGAACTACTACCTTAAAGTCTAAACTTATGCTACGTTCAAAGCTGGAATACAACACTTTAGGATCGGCACGGCCCTGATCTTGTGATGGATTCCAGCCTGGCGAAAATGAATCACTTAGGCTGTTAATATAAGCCCTAAATATTATAGGTCTGCCATTTGTGCCAGAAAATCCTACACTTTCGAAACGAAACTTAATTAAATCTTTTACTCCAGATAATTCAGTACCGTACGGAGTATTATTGATAGGGTCTGGTTTAGATCTTTTTCTATTAGCTGCATTATATGGCGTATATCCATAATAGTTTTCTAATGTATTTTTACGATATTCATCAGATGTACTCCAAGCTTGACCTGTACGAAAATCTAATAATTGTCCGTTTTGTGGGCCACGATATGATTCAGCTCCTGTAAGTCGTCGTACATCGCCGTATGTCAATGCCCTATAGTTTCGTATATTATCTGCATTTGTACGATTTTCGACTATCTTTTGGTCTTCTGTTTGCGATACTCCGCCACGGAACGTCGGTGATAGTGATTCAACAATACTATCTTTTAATTTTCTAGCATCTGTTTTTTGTGATACGAATGATTCTAATGAATCTTCACGTGTATCTTCTCCAGCAATTGTATCGCCTGTTATCGGACTGTTAGGAGTATACGTACCTAAATATGGAACATTGAATTTTTTAAATCGTTCATCAAAGTCAGCTTGATTACCAATACCTCGAATAAAATCTTCATGTGATGCTAATTGCGATTTAAAAGTAGTTAGTTCTGCTAATGAATTACCAAAACCTATTGGATACTCATATCTTGTACGTAATGAAAATTTAAGATATGTTGGAAACTTAACATAAAACGGAATAACACTATATGTTTGTGTAGTAGCTGTCGCATCTGGATGATCATTAGTATCCAGTTGTTGTATTGTCAATGTACCACCAGACCCGTTACCAGCGTATGGATTTCGTGCTGTAAATAAAGCATCTTCCGAAGATCTTGTAGTGCCTATAGTTCCTGGTATACGTATAAAGGTATTATATAATTCATACTTTGTAAAATTAGTAATCCCAATACCGCCTACCGAATCAGGCCCTAAAGCTGCACTAGTAGCTGCCCATTGCGGCAATAATCTAAGAGCCTCATTTCCACCTTTTCGTTGAAAATTTAATTCCGTTAAACGATTAAATGGACGATTAGGATCTCGTGCTATATTAATTAAATCTTGTTCTCTATGAACACCCTCATATGTATCACCATCACCCTCGAATGGAAGTCCATATCGTTTAAAACGTAAACCTGCAATTCCGCCAACAGCTGATGCTAAAAAATTTACCGGATTAAATAATTTTTGTCTAGTTGGTGTAGTGGCATATCCAGTAACGTTCTCTGTATTAGGATTCATTAAATGCAACAATTGTTGCTTAGCTAAAAATAACAATCCTTGCGGACGTATCAAAAACTTACCTAATCGTACTGCATCTAATGCGGCCCGTTCAACGGATGCTACAATACCTCCACGTGGTACTTCCATACTAGCATTAGCTAATGCTGTGCCTGCTAATCCCCAACGTTGTGGATCTGAACTTCCATCTTGTTGAATACCACGTAAGATAAAGGGCGGTTTAGCATAACCAAATGGATCATATGCCTCATCACGTACTTTAAACTTATTGTACATATCATCAATAGGAGAGTTGTTAGTATATGAAGCAGCTAATCCAAACGGCAATCTATTATTGTATATTGCAGAATATGGACGACCTATATACCAACCAGTTCGTTTAATATCAAACTGATGTATTTGACCCTCTGGACCAATTGGAAATCTAGTACCTTCACCTAATTGTGCTTTACGTGTAGACGACCCGTTATCTAAAGGTAATCCATCTGCAGATACACGTGGCAATTGCCCTGCAGGAGTAACACTTACAGTTAAATCTTCGTTATAAACAAAGCGTGTAATATTTTTATCATTATTGGCTACACCGGCTGGCGGTGTTTTTCCGTACCAACTTAGATCTGACTTTAAATCTATTAGTGCCATATACCGACTTTATTTTTTAAACGATTTGTTAGATGTGCCCATTGTTACAATAGCATTCGCTGTACTTGGCGATAACACAACTTCTTGACGTTGACTCATCAATCCTACCATTTGTTGCAATAAACTTACCATTTCAGTTACAGATTTATTATCTAATACTCCGCCTATCTTATCATTGCTATTAGGTTCTATTACAAAGTCATTGGCTTGTACTTTAACGGTTTCATTCATACCGCCTTCAATCATCGGCTGAGCTGTTTGCGGTTGAGCCCCTTGGCCTTCTACTCCTAATGCAAATTTACCTAATCCTGTAAATGCTTCGTTAGGTAATAAATCAATCAAATTATCCGTTAGCCATTTAATTGGAGAAAATCCTAACGCGCCACCTATTTGATCTGCTAAAGTAATAGTAGATCCTATACCAGGTATAAGAGTTATTAATGATGACACGATCGGATATGCAGCAGATTGAACTATTTGTTTACCAAAGTCTCCAAAGTCTATACTTTCACCCGCAGCTAATTTACTTTTACCGCCTTGAATTAATGTAGATATACTACTTATGCTTGAGATAGCTGCCATTATTGGCCCTAAAGCTTTCGCAAAACCTGTCTTTAAAAATCCGCCTACCTTCTCGCCAAACATTTTTGAAGGATCTAATTTTTCAGACAGGAAATCACCTATCCTACTAAAAAATCCTCCGCCGCCTTTAGGTGCAGCTGTTGGAGCACTACCTCCACCGCCTCCTGCAGGTGTTGTTGGCATTTTACTAGATCCGCCCATGCTACTGCTAGAGCTAGGAGCTCCGCCTCCGCCACCCGATGCACCTCCACCTCCACCAGTTCCTCCACCTCCTCCGGTAACCATATCTAACATAGAATCCATCATTCCGCCTTGGCCTATTCCCATCTTTTGACCTATTTTGGTTTTACCTAATAAGTCTTTAGCCATATCAAATATACCACCACCGCCTTCTTCAGCTGCCTCTGCTTCTGGAGTACCTGGAGTTGCAGAACTTCCTCCGGTATTTTGAACTATCTGTTGAAGATTTTCAACTACCGTATCTAAATAGGTAAATATGTCGCTATAGAAATCACCTGTCAATTCTGGCTCAGCTGGCACTTCAGCAGTTACAGCTTCTTCTCCGCCTCCTAACAATGATCCTAAAGCAGCTCCAGCAATATCTTTTATACTGCCGCCGGACATTGCAGCATCTATTCCCGCTGTAAGTGCGCCGCCTCCTGCTCCGCCACCAACCAAATCTCCAGCTGCTGCTCCTACATTACCTGTAGCTAAATTAGTAGCAATATCACCTGCAGGCGATTCTCCTGCTACAGATGTAATAGCATCTTGAGCTAAATCGGATGATAATACCGATCCAGCTAATCCAGCAATTGCCCCTAACTTACCGCCACCTTTTCCTTTACCTTTAAAGAAACTACCTATACGTCCCAATAGTCCTGGTTTCTTATCTGTAGGAGCTGCAGTATCCTGCATTTCTTCTGATACGTCTTTGGTTTTATCACGTTTAAACAAATTACCAAAACGTTTTAAAAGATTTGGTTTTTTAGTTGCAGTTTCTTGTGCTCCTTCAACAACGTCCTTAGTCTTATCACGCTTAAAGAAATTACCAACGCGTTTTAATAATCCTGGTTTTTTATCTGTAGCTTCTTTTTGAGCTTCGCCGGCTACATCTTTAGATTTATCACGTTTAAACAAGTTCATTATACTTTTTAACATGCCCGGTTTTTCTTTCTGTTCTTTACCCTTTACATCAAATTTACCTGGCGCGGCTCCTGCCTTACCGTAAAAATCTTGCAATGCACGTAACGTACCTTCATATGTAGATGTGGCTGCTTCCGCTTCTTTACCTTTACCGAATATAGTTTCAAATAGTGGTGATTTAGTAACACCTTTAATAGTTTTTCTTAATACTGCGAATCCGGCAACTGCTCCGGTAATTCCTGCAGCCATACCTAGTAAACTAGAACTACTATCTTCTTGCGCAGTGCCTTGTGCTTCTGCCTGTGCTCTCAATTCCTGTTCAGCTTCACCAAGTGTTTTATCATTGGCTTTAGCATATTCTTCAATTTTTTCTGGTGTAATTTCTAAAGCTTTTTGAAAACTATTACTAGCTCCGAACAATCCGCCAAACATTGTCGATAATTTATTACCCATGTTAGCTAATATTTCAACAAATGAAATAATTCCAGGCACTAATTTAGGTAATGTCTCAGCCAATGCACCCATTAATGGAGCTAACGATTGTTTCAAACGTTCCATTTGCTCATTGAATTGATCGGATAAAGCTTGACCTTGACGCCGTTTGAGCATATTTTCAATCTCCTGACGTTGTTGCACACCTAACTCTTTACTTCGTTTTAATATTTCTTCATCCCCAACAACACCATTTAAATAATCAGCCATATTGAATCCCATAGATTCGATAAGGTCTAGATTTTTAAATTCTTCAGCAGCTTGATCAGCTGTCATACCCATTAGATCAGCATATGACTGTGTTGCTAATTTAATCATAGCTTTATCACCAGATTTAATAGCATCATTAACTTTTTTACTAACATCTAGTTTAGCTTGTACTAGATCTTCTGGATTACCGAATAATGAAGCTTCACGGAAGGCATCCATTTCTTTAGAAATATCTGCGCCGGTAAATACTCGTAGCCTCATTTCCTGTGTCAAACTTTCTTCGATATCTAACTGTTTTTCACCTTGTTTTATAACAGTATTAATATCAGTACCTAACATACGAGCTGCTGCAGCTGCCTTTGTTAATGCAGTAACATTTTTACCGAATACCATTGCATTGACACGTCCCAATTTTCCTATATCTTTTAATAGTTCAGATTGATTAACAAGATAATTACCGCCAGCTTCTAAAGCGTCTACTTGTTCCAATACAGCAGCGGTCATTGTATTAGTATCACCGCCTAAGGTTTCAGCCACTGCACTTAATCCAGCAGCTTCATCTGTAGCTAACCCGAATCCTACTACTAATGTATTAACTGACTTAATTTCATCTTCAAATGATTTTGCATTACTAGCATTAATTCTATTAATGCCGCCATACGCTGCATTCAATGCTTTAACTGATTCTAAATATCGATCAGTACTGATACCGGACTGTAATGAGGCAGCGTACATTTGATTTGCAGCATCTTTAGTCGTACCCATCGATTTTGCTATATCTGATATTCTGTCATCATATGCTGTTATTAATTTAAATAAACCTGCAAACGCAATACCGATGCCAGCTAAACCTAATAATACTGTACCGCCTATACCAAATGACTTCCCAACACTTTTTCCTAAAGCAGAAAATCCACGCTCGCCTTCGACTAATGACTTACTTAACGTTTGATTAAAACGTTTCATTCCGTCCGTTAAATACGAACTAATCTGTTTACCTACAAATGGTACTTGGTCAGTAAATGCTGTTAATTTACCTAAAGCTTTATCAGTATGCTCCGTTATTGTTTCTTGTATTTTAATACGTTGAACTTCAAATTTTGCTAAATCTTGCATTAAACCTAAACCAAGAGCCAATTGTTCATTACCTGCTTGGTATGCATCTGATATTTTACCGTTTAAGTCTTCAACTACCTGTACAGGATCTTTACTCTGTTCTAATATATCTAATAAATCATCCTGCGTTTCTTTATTTATTATTCCTTGCTTGGCAAGGTTTTCAGATAAGCCGAGACCATCTTTTAATAATAAATTATACTGCTGTTCACCTTTTAATTGCTGTTGCAATGATTCAGTACGAGATTTAATTGACTCATCTAATTGATCACTTGTAAACTTTTTATACTTTTGAGCTGCTATTTGCTGTAAATTATAAGACGCTTGATCTTTTTTTAATATAGCATCTGCAATTTCAAAGCGATCTTGCATCGATCGGCGCTGTTGTTGTAGATTAGATATATGACCTTTATCGAGTTTTGCAAGTTTAGCTGCATTTATTTCTTGAGTTTTTAACGATTTCGCTTGTTCAGTTAATACTCGCAATGTAGCTCGGTCAGTACTAAGCTTCAAAGTTTTTGCAGTACGTTCAATCTGCGATTGCAAACTAATCTGTGTCTGCTTTTCTAAGATATTGTCCAATAGAGAGTCAACATCTTTATATGACTGCACGTTAAGTGATTTGGTAATATCGTTAGATTTATCTATCATTATTTACGCTTAAAATATAAGTTAGATAAATCTTTACCGGTTAATTGCTCTAAACGTTCCAATTTTTCATTGAAGTCAGCTGCAATCTTAGAAACTTCTCGTAGTTCACGTTGAATCGCCGGATCATTTACTATATCACGTTCTAATCCCGGAAAAAACAGCTTAATGATATATTTCATGACATTTTCGTCAATACGGTTTTTAGACATCTGCTATAGCTCCTTTTTTAATAAATATCTGTTATCTCGGCTTTGATGGAGTTATACCAGGTCGTGCTACGCCTGTAGATTTTCTAGACGCTTTTTTATTGCGTTCATTTTCTGCTTCGACAGCTTTATTGATTTGTTTGATGTAAAACACACGTAGCCATATGGGCATAGCCATAATATCCGACCATGTGAATCCACCTTTACCGTAATAAACCAGACTGAAAATCTGTTCGTGTAGTATGCGCCTATACTCGGGCGCTAGGCCAAAAAAAGTCCACGCCGATTGGTAACTGTGCCTCGAATGGCTCCCCCGTGCCGGCATCTGTGAACGTCAAAGTAAGTTCGACATCAGGTTGGATTTTTGCTAAAAATTCACGAACATATTGAATATCACGAGCTAAGAAATAATTTTCAACAAACTCTGTAATATATCCGCGCTCGGGATTATCATCTACCGCAGTAATAATATGTTGCAAACGTACGGTAACGTTACTTTCAACTCCGCGCAGCTTATTATATTTCTTGGCTTTTGCAGTTGCCTCGTCAATACGCTTCTCATCATCATGTGTAAGCAACTTAACTTCTATGCTACGTTTAGATACTGGCAATGTCAATTTGAAACGATTTTGTCCTGGTGTAAATAATGACTCATCAATTTCTTTATGTTGCAATTCACTAATATCAATTACTTCACTTTGTTCTTCACCTGATGGAGCTTTAAGCTTAACTTCATAATCTTTGCCGTATCCTAACACACGTGCAGCAATCATAATAGCATTTTTATCACCGGCTAACAAATCTCCGTAGTTAATCTTTTGGCCTAAACCATTCCCTACAATTAGAGATTGAAATAAACGGTCTAACACAACGCCTTGTTTAATAAGACTAGGGGTAGTAAGAATATCTTCTTCACGTGCAGTCATATACTTCATTTCTACTTTACCAGATGAAAGAGCATTACCTGCAGGATATAACAATCCTTTACTAGGAAGTTCTACAATTTCCGTAGGAAAATCGTATTTTTCTTTTTCGGTTGCAGGAGCATGACTTTTTTGTTGTTCAAATTGTTGAACTGCCAAAGCTTTTAATTGCTCATCTGAAACTTGATCGACTGAATGTTTGTTTGGTTTTTGATACTCGTCATTAACTGTTGCCATAAGAATCCTTTTATATAACTTTAATTTATTATAAATATGAACGCATAGTAAAAATCCCGCCATAAGACGGGATCTTTACATAAATTTTTAATACAATTAGAATTGCAATATTGCGTAATCGTATTTCAATGTCAATTCGATAGTTACTGGATCTTCTGTGCTCCAATCCATATCGCCGAAGGTTGCTGAACTTACAAAAGCGCCTTTCAAAGTCCATTCTTCAACTTTATCACCCACAGGGCCGAGCGAGTTGAAAGTAATGTCACGCTTATAGAAGTCACTATAACCATCACGGCCTGTTACAGATTCGTGGTGTAAACGAACCCATTCCATTACCATTTGTGCTCCTGACGGAACAACTGGATCATACAGAGTTACGGTAACGTCTTGCCAACGGCTCTTGCCCTTAAGCTTACGTTCGATGTTGATGTGATCAAGTATCACTTCACCTTGATCAATGCTTGGACGAGATGCTGCCTTGATCAAGTATGATGGAATACCCTCAATATACATGATGAACCGCATTGACAGTTTCGGTTCAAACGCTGTATAAAAGATTTCATTGGGTGATAATAATTCTGCCATTTTTTATTTCTCCTATTTAATATAAATATTCATCATCTACTATTCTGGGAAAGCAGCACCAGTTGGTAGAACATTGAAATCAATGATTATAAATTCAGCCGTTTTGGTAGGCTGTAAATAAATTGCACCACGTAATTCATTACGGTCGATCACTTCAGGTGTATTTAATTTTTCATCCATTACAACCTTGAACGCATACAAACCTTGACGTTGTTGAACGTTATCAAAGTACGGATTAACAATGCTAAGGAAACGATTGCGCGTCGCAGCAGTATTGTTTTCAAAGATCAAATACTTACTAGTTGATGCAACAAACTTCTTAGCAGCAATCAATAAACGACGTACATTTACACGGTCAAGCGCTGATGCCTTTTTCTGCAATGTTTTCTGTCCATATACAGCAACACCTAAATTAGGGAAACTAGCAATTGGATTAATATTTGCATCATATAAAGTATCACGATTGCTTTGGTCTAATTTGCGTTCTGTACGAAGTGCTACATCAATACCACCACGATTTAAACCTGCAGGTGCAAACCATGGAGCAGCTACTCGATCATTAAATGCATATACGCTTGGTACAACAGTACTTGCAGGAACAAAAACTGCACGACCTAAATCTGAATCATTAATCAATACCCATGGCCAATATTCAGCTACATAATTACTGTTACGCAAATCCGCAATACTTACTACGTTTGATAAAGATGAGCCATATTTTACAGGATCTATTACTAAGAATGCATCACCACGACTTTCAATCATTTGTTGCGCCGAAGTTAAAATGCTGCCAGCAAATGTATTTTCGTCTACTAAGCCTGGTAACGTTAACAAGTTGAAATCATAATCATCTTGATTAGATAACAAATTAATGGCATCTAAATATGCATTACGGAAAATACTTTGAGACATATCAAAACCTTGCTGACGGTTGTCATTGTCGGCATCACCTGTTCCAAGCACTCCGTTAGCATCTACTGCATTACGTGTAAATATATTTTCAAAAAATGACTTTGAAACTTCTGTACCATTACTACCACCTGAGAATGTTCCCGATACTTCTTGTGGTAAACTACCTGACAAGCTATTAATACGTATTTTACCGTTCTGATCAAAGAAAGTAGTAGTATTAGAAATGTTACTTACACGTACATATCTAGATACATTTGGATATGATCCAGAAATTTGGAAGTATGGATCTGATGTACCTGATCCTAACAATGTATAAGATACATCACCTACTCGTTTTGCAATGTAGTTTGGTGATGTTGGATCTAACGTTAAATTATTGTATTGTTCTAAAATAATTTTACGATTCATGATATCATCACCACGACGTATCAGCAATGTAAATGTACCTTTGGTAGTGCTTACATTTGACACTTCCCAGCGCAAATTAGTTTCAGATCCGGATATTAATCTACCACCAGTTGTTTGATCTGCCGAACTACCAGATCCAGCTGTTGATGCAGCTACTCGACCCGAATTTTCTTGGGCGCCGGCTGATAAAACATCTAAACGAAATGATATTGTACCAGTACCAGAACGATCTACTACATTACTATTAGCATATGCTATATCACTAGGTGCAGCGCGAACTACCGTTAATGTATCAGCATATTTAAGATATTCTTGTGCAGAATAGTTAGTTAAGTATTTGTAAGTGGCTTCATTTATACCTGTACCTACAGTAAACACTCCACCAAATTTAGCTACAAAATCAGAATAACTAGTTACTGTTGTCGGAATATTTGCAGGCCCACGGTGTGTTGGACCGATAACAGCAGCTCCGATGCTGGCAATACCAGCTGGTAAAGCGGACTGATCAATCTCATTGGTAAATACACCGGGCGAAACAATTTTTTCTGCCATTAGTTTTCTCCTTGTTTATTTTTATCCGTTATGACTATTCTGGGAAAGCAGCACCAGTCGGAAGGATGTTAAAGTCAATAATAATAAATTCTGCAGCTTTTGCCGGTTGTAAATAAATAGCTCCACGTAATTCATTACGGTCAATTACTTCTGGAGTATTTAATTTTTCGTCCATTACAACTTTAAATGCATACAAGCCTTGGCGTTGTTGAACATTATCGAAGTATGGATTAACAATACTTAAGAATCTATTTCTAGTAGCTGCCGTATTTTGTTCAAATAACAAATATTTGCTAGTTGAAGCAACAAACTTCTTAGCAGCAATTAATAGGCGACGCACATTTACACGATCCAATGCCGATGATTTCTTTTGCATCGTCTTTTGACCATAAACTACTACTCCCTGATTAGGGAAACTAGCAATTGGGTTGACATTTGCATCATACAATGTATCGCGGTTGCTTTGATTAAGCTTACGTTCAGTACGTACAGCAATTTCAATTCCGCCTCTGTTAAGACCAGCTGGCGCAAACCATGGTGCAGCTACTCGGTCATTAAATGCATATACACTTGGTACAACAACGCTAGCAGGAACAAAAACATTTTTACCTAAGTCACGATCTGGAATTAATACCCATGGCCAATACATTGCGACGTAATTACTATTACGTGTATCAGCCTCAGATACTACTGTCGATATTGTGCCGCCGTACGCATGCGGATCTACAACTAAGAATGCATCACCTCGTGTTTCAATCATTTGTTGAGCCGCATCTATTACGGCGCTAGCTCCGGAGTTATTATCTACTAAACCTGGCAATGTTAACAAGTTGAAATCGTAATCATCTTGATTTTTCAATAAATTGATAGCATCTAAATATGGAATACGAAATGTCGAATTTGACATATCAAAGCCTTGTTGTTGACTATCGCCGGCGTATATAGTTTCATAGAAACGTTTTGGATGTGTTACAGATCCATCACTACCAAATGCAAATGTTCCAGATACGGCTGCAGGTAAACTACCAGTAAAGTCGGAACTACGACGTGCGCCGTTTTGATCAAACCAATTGACTGTATTTTTATATACCGTTACACGTACATACTTCGATTTATTAGCATATGATCCAGAAATTTGGAAATATGGCTGAGATGTGCCCGAATCTCTTAAAGTATATGATATATCTCCGATACGTTTTGCAATATAATTAGGAGAATTTGGATCTAACGTTAAATTATTGTATTGTTCTAAAATAATTTTACGATTTATGATATCATCACCACGACGTATCAGCAATGTAAATGTACCTTTGGTATTACTCACATCCGAAACTTCCCAACGAAGATTTTGTTCTGATCCTGAAAGTAATAATCCGCCGACTCCTTGATCAGTCACTGAAGCGGAAACGAATCCACTACCGCTAATAGCAGCACGTTCACGACCCGAATTTTCCTGAACTCCTGCTGATAATGCAGTCAATCGGAATGATGGTGCATGCGCCGTGCCATCACTGCCGCTGTTAACACTAACTACATTGCTAAATGCATATGCATATGTTCCTGCCATTACACGTACTACTGTCAATGTATCAGCATATTTAAGATATTCTTGTGCAGAATAGTTAGTTAAATATTTGAAAGTATTTTCATAACGTTCTGAGCCGGAAATAAATACTCCACCAAACGTTTGTAAAAACTCAGAATAACTAGTTACTGTTGTCGGAATATTTGCAGGGCCTCGCTGTGTCGGGCCAATGACTGCTGCACCAATACTGGCAATTGCTGCTGGCAATGCCGATTGATCAATCTCATTGGTAAACACGCCAGGCGAAACAATTTTTTCTGCCATTAGTTTGCTCCTAATTTAAATTAATAATCATTTCATATAAATATCAGAGCAATTAGTCAAACATTATGAATTAGGTATAAATATACCACTTTCAATATCTACCTGTCCTGCCCCGTATTTTTTATTTAATTCATCGACTAATGTACGTTCATTATTAGATTGAGTTTGATATTCAGCCTGTAACTCTGTACGAAGTTGTTGAAGTTCGTTTGTACGTTGTTGCATTAAATGCAACTCGAGATCAATTTCGCCGAATTGATAAATAATACGATTTGTATTATCACGTAATTGTTTAATTTGATCTAATTCTTCTTGTGTAAACTTAATTTCTGTTGGCATAACTTTTCCTTTGTTATAAATATGTTACAGTAACGGACGAAAGCCGTCATTAGTAGTAAAACCATCGCTAGGCGGATTATCTGGATCTGCATTAAATGACTCTGTCTCAGATCCAAATGATACGCGCTTAACAGAGTAACGTTTTTGTAAAGTTGATCGCTTTAATTCATATTGTGATAATAATGTGCCTTTAACATTGATAGGCATTGTAGCACGTATTATACGATCTTCGCCTGGTACAGAAACTGTTTCGAACGAATAATCTTGAATAGAAGTAATAAATTTCCATGTAGTACCCCATGCAAATCCTCCAGTAGGAAGAATTTGTTCTACGATACTATTTAATTGTTCTGTATATTCTGACCATATTAAAATATCATAACTTACGTCTACAAATTCTGGTATATTAGATACGTATATTTCACGTTTAGGGCGGGTGCCTTGCAAAACTGAAAAACGATCATAACGGTTATTTTTTGAATATTGACTTTCATATGTCAATGTATTTCTAGCAAAGTCATTATCAACTTCCGGACTCCAATTAACATCTAATTTTTTCATCGTGTCACGTTCTGTAATACTATTACGTTTAACGGATATCAACGGAGTCATTAAACGATCGCTATGATCGTACATATAACCTTTAGCTTGTATCTGTGCCCATTTTTCTGCATTAGCATACATTACCGGGACTGTCACCATGGCATTATTATCTACAATTTCCGGACGTATCACATCGCTTATAAACGACATAATAGCATTGTCTATATCGTATATAGTACAACTAGGAGTTTTTATCGTATCATCATCACGACGAATTTGTGCACTACGAGCTATATCCGGATTAGTAGAATACGTGCTATATGTTTTATTTAATTGTGGTTTTGCCATTATAAGTTCCTTGGTAATTGACTAGGACGATTTAGTCCTGAACGTACAGGTTCTAAATTAAGTGCAGTATGTCTAGTTATATGTGTTTCTACTATGACAGATAAATCTAAACCATATGACCCACGTTCTCCTAACACATATCCTAAATCAGTAGCTTCATCTCGGCCAGCAAAATATTCTTGGGCATATGTAATATTGTCTACTTGATACATACTACGATCATGTTCTATAATATCACCTACATCTACGAATATATTACGTGCTTCTAAGTCTGGTTTAAAGAAAGAGAATAATACTGTACGTGCCGTATCTAATCCGAAGTCATCTCCTACAATTGTACGATCATCACGTGATATTAAGCTATGTATACGTACAGGTTGATAATATGTTTTATTGTTAGATTCTCCGTATATATTTTGACCTGTTATTTGTAGGTTCAATTTATACAGTGCTACTTCTATATCGATGAATCGATTGATAAGTTCACGATTAAGCGACTTAA